CATTTCATTACTTAAATGAGCAATTACATCATCAACGTAAAATGGTTCATCATCTAATAAATCATAAATTAAATCTTCAAATGCATTTAAAAATTTCGCTTTCATTGGTATGTTTAAAAAACCTTCAATACGTTCAGCTACTTCTCTATCAACAGAAGCATATGTTCTTGCTTCTTTAATACCTGCTTTTTCTTGAGATGCTTCAATTGCTAAATCAACTGCTTCTTCACCTTCTTCTATTTTAGAAGCCATAAATTTACCTAACGTTGGTTCAATATCCATCCCAAATTGTTCCATAGTTGCTTTAATTGCAGCATGGAAATCCCCAAAAAACATACTTGCTTCTTTTATGGCACCTTCTTCTAATGCATCAATAGCATAAGATAAATGTTCTGCTTCTCTATGATAATTTACATCAGTAAAATCTTCAAATATTGCTTTTAAAATCTTAATATCAGTATCAACTCCTGTTTCTAATCCTGCTTTTAACATTCCTTCATAGTCAAAATCTGTAGTAAAGCCTGATCCAATTCTATATTGTTCTAAAATGTCTGTTAAATTATATTTACTCATGTTTTTATTTTTTTGATTTTGGTTTTCTACCTCTACGTTTTTTTCCTTTTGCAGCATCAACTACATCACCTACTTGATCAACTACATCTTTAAGTTCTTTTTTTACTGCTTTAGCTCTACGCTTAGTTTCTTTAACTACTTCTTTTACATCTTCAACTGCATCTTCGATTTCGTCAGGAATAAAATCACCATCACGATCATTTATTTTTCCTTTTTTATAAAAACCAAAATAATAAACGGCAGCTCCGATTACTAGAATTACTACTATAAGACCTATAATTTTTAACATAATAAATTTATTAATTAATATTTTGTTATAAATATATAAAGACTAGGCTAAATTATATTTTTGCTTATATTTGTTAATAAATGAATTACCAACTCCTACTTCAAGCCACTCAGCAATAGCAGGTATACCTGGTATTTTTTTAGCTGATAGAACATAATCAATATTTTTATTAATCACCTTCATTTTAGTTTTAGCATTTGAACGATTTGATGTTTTAAATACTACTACTGTACACATACCTTTAGAATATAAACGTTGGTCAATTTGAGGTTTTGCTTGTTTGGTTCCTTTAGCTTCCCAATTTTCTACTTTCCAAGGTCCATTTGCAAATTTACTTCTATCATAATGCCAAACTGATCTACTACCTAATTCAGGTTTAGTTGGTACCTCAAGAAATTCTTGAGTGTATTTTTGCCATGGAATTGCTTCTTGTTCTTTTGGTCTTCCTCTACTCATATTAAAATGTAAATTGTTTATCTTCGTATTTTAAAAATAATGCTAAAAATAATGATTTTTTTCTTGGTTTCCCAAGTTTAGTTAAAATAGGATCAGTAAAACATAAACGTAATGATTTAGTTTTTCTACCTGGTAGTTTATTTTCTTCAATAAATTTATTTATTTCTTCTCTAGGAATATGTGCTACCCTTTTTTCATTAAAATGAAGAATACTTAAATAGTCATATTTATCTATTTTTGAAGAATGTTTATAGGCAACATAGTGTGTTTTTGTTTCATAAGACATACCTTTTATTTCATGTTTATTACCATCTTTATCTGTGGCATCATATCCTTTTTCGTTTCCTATATCTCCATTTTTTAACCAACCATAATGATTCATTAAAATAAATTCAGCCACAGCACCTACTCTAGTTGCTACTTGATTTACATCTAATGATGCTAAAATCAAATCTGAATATGGTCTAAGCATTTCTCTTGTTGGTGATAATTTCATATCTTATAATCCAGCTCTTTGTGCAAATTGTTTTCCACGAGTATTCATTCTACCGTCTAACTCTTTGTACTTGTTAGTAACTAACTCATCTCTTAATTGTTCAAATTTACAATCGTTAACAATCCATCCTCTAGATTTAATTTCTTTTAATCCAGCAGACATTGTTTGAACTCTAAATTGATTGTTTCTTTTCTTTGCTGTGTTTTTAACTTGAATATACATAACTCTTATTGGTTTTAACGTTGTGCTTAACTGCTCAACATGGTGAATATACGAACCCTTACTGCGGTAACCACATTTCCTGCGCATTACTTTACTTTTTTTTCTAATTCTTTTATGTGTTTACAACGGTTATCAAACGCTCTCCATCTACCTGGACAATCGCAATGGAATTTACCTGATTCTGGATAATACATTGTTTTATACGTTTTATTTGCGTTGCTACTACTAGTATGGGTTTCAATAATTGGTTCTTGTTTAACCTTTGGTTTTGGTTTGACCCATTTTATATCACTCAATTCAGTTTCAGGTAATACTTCTTGCCAAGTTGGAAGTAAATATTTTTTTCCACCTATATTAGCTAAACTTGGTGGGTTGAGTTCATGATGGTATTCATATTTGAATACTTTTACAGCAATAAAACTACCAAAACCATTTGGATTGATTCCAAATGCTTTGCCTTTAGGCCAAGATATTATTCTTGATCTAATATTACCGTGTTTGTTGAGATTTGAAAATTCGTATAGCATAACCTTTATTTTATACGTGAATATACGAAATATTATTGTGGATTCCTAGTTATGCTTCATAAGTTTTAAGTTTCTTATCTTTAAGAGATTGCATATCTAAACTTAAAGCTAAACACATATTTTTTAATTGACCGGCATTATGAACAGCTAAAAAATCTTCATCAGTCATATGATTAAATAAAGATAAAGTACTTAAATCCATACTATCTTCCTTGTCCCCTATAAGCTTTAACATAATTTTTACTGTTTTTACTACTGCTAGTATTATTCTTTGAATGTATACCTGGTCGTTTTTTTCTACTATTGGATTTATAATCACCAACAACTATTTTAGCCATAATCTATTTTTGTTTATAAATATAAATCATAACCAGAAAATCGCTCCATATAAGTAGTTATTTTTACACCATTACCATCTTTTCTTACTTTACCAGTTCTAAACCATTTTTTAACACTTCCTGCTCCACCTAAATGGGCAGCAGCCAATAATCCTGATTCTGTTACTAATACTCCGTGTACATACTTGCCTTCATATTTAGCAATATACTTTTTAAGATATCTTTTATTAGTTTGAAGTAACTTGTACATTGCTTCCTCTTGTATTTTAGGTGAATTAAGAAATTCTTCTCTACTTATTTTAAACCCTAAACCCCTAAGTGTTCTTTTACCAAATTGATATCTACCCATATACCCAAAACGGTTTACAATATCATATCTGTTACCTGATTCTTTAAACCCAATTGCGTTTAAAAAATCACTGTGTGAATTAGTTTTTAACTCAATTTTGGGTGTTGTTAAAGGTGCAATTTCAATATGAGTTATACCTTTAACTGGTAATTTAACTATTGGGTTTACAATTTTAGCTCTATAAGTTTTAAATGCTAATAAAAAAACTGATAAAGTTAATACACCAATTTTAAATAGATTTTTCATATTAAAAATTTTTTAAGAAATCACCCTTGATTTTCTTATCCTTCAATTTACGAAAGGTTTCATCATTATCCAAACTTTTTGACGCAAGTTTTTCTAAATGGCGTTCTTTTTGTTTATCATAATCTTTAGTTATTTTATGATATTTTTTATTTAGTAATTTAATTTTTTTAGCCATTATACTCTACTTACATATTGATTAGGGTCATCATTATCTTCACCATCTAAGCCTAATTCTTTTAAACGTTGTAAATGATAATCATCTACTTCCCATTCTACTTTTTCACTAGTACCAAAATGTTCTTGTTTAGATTCTATTTGTTTTACATCTTTCTCATTAAAAACATCTCCTACATTTAGAAAATAATGGTTATAACATAACAATTGAACATTATCTAAACTATAATTGTTACTATTACCATCTTGGAAGTGTAGTAATAAAGGCATTTTATAATCTAGCACCCTTCTTTCTTTAAAAGCACACACTGCACATTCTTCTGATAGGTATCCTTGTTCTATTAAGGCGTATTTGAGTTTATTAGGATCAAATGATGAAGCTGCTATTCTACCTTCAATTATTTCCAACATATGAGGCATTTTTTTAGGGCCTCTTAGGAATTTAGGTATTCCTTTACCACTTTGGTTTTTATGATTATCAAATAATTTATATAATTTAGCCCATTTCTTATAGTGTTGATAAGATACATGAAGATATCTAGCTGCGGCCATATTTGATTTAGTTTTTGCCTGCGCAGCTAATATTTGTTCTTTTGATAATGGTTTTGCCTTAGGCATTAATTTAATTTAAAAGTTACAGTATCACCACTACTACCTCTTTCTTTAGCAGTTGAGTTTACAAAAGATTCATATTGGTCTTCTTCCATTATTACAGTTTCAGTCCAAGTATGATCACCTGAACCTTTTGTTACTGGTACACCACGTTTAGTACTTACGGTAGAACAATTAACACATACTTTATAACCATATTGAGTTAATCTTAACTCAGGCATATCCTCTCCACATTTAATACAAGAAATCATTTTTAACTTCATATTTTTTATTTTTTATTCTTACAGCATATAAATATATGAAAGAAATATATAGTAACCAATTATATTACGGCTCTTCCTTTCATTCCTTCCCAATCCCTATTTTTTCGAACCACATTGTTTTTCTTATCGGTGGTTCTTAACATAGTTGGATACAATTCCAATTCTTCTGCTAAATGAATTAATGCTTTAACATCTTTTGGTAAACAATGCCCACCATAACCAAAATCACCATCTGGACCTGGTACTTGCCAGTGTGATTTACCTAATCTTTTATCTAATGTAGCATATTCTATAACTTTATCATAATCGATATCTAAACCTTCACATATTTGATGTATTTCATTAGCAAAGGATACTTTAGTAGCTAAAAAAGCATTAGTTACATACTTTACCATTTCGGCGTGTGTAGATCCTGTTTTTACTATATGGGCATAAGCAAATACTTTACTATATATTCGTTTTAATGTTGTAGTTGCTTTACGTGGACCTCCTAATATAATTCTAGTTGTGTTATTAAAATCCTCTACAGCGTTAATTTCAGTTAAAAATTCAGGATTAAATACAATTTCTAATGATGGGTATTTCTCATTGAGTGTTTTTGTTGTACCAGGTGGTACTGTGGATTTTATTACCACAATTTTAGTTACACCAAATTTAAATATTCTATCAATCGTTTCATCTACTATACTAACATTACAACTACCATCTGGGTTCATAGGTGTTGGTAAACATACAAATACAATCTCATTATCCATTGCTCTTTGGATAGATGAGTTACACTTACTCACATCTAAATCGTAAGTAAAAATATCATAGTAATTTTTAAATCAATTAAAGTATTTTGATATTCATTCATTTGAATTATTTCTATTATAATATTATTTAATTGAAATCTTCCTATACTTCCACTATCCTTAATTATTTCTGATAGTTGCATTAATATTTTCCAATCTTCTTCATTAAATGTTTTACCATCTATTTCAACTAGTATCTCATTTAGTTTTTCATTGTCGTAAGGTTTAATCTTATAGTTTAAAATATATTCTGTATTTTTCTGTTCTTTATCTATATAATGTGATTTAATAACCTCCATATCGTCTTCGATGTATATATTACTACACCAAGGTTCTAAAGCGTGTAGTAAAGAAGCATTACAGGTCTTAACAATAAATCCAATATCGTATTTAGGGGGCACAATAGGTTTCATTAAGGGGTCATGTTTAATAAAGCACCCCCATTTTCGAATAAAATTCCTTCCGTTTTTAGTAGTAGTTTGAATCCATTCATCACTATTTTTACCTGCTGATCCACCTGAGTGTTTATTAAATCTAGAACCACGTGATGTAAAATGATATACAAGAGCATCCCAAGGTTGTATAAACTTATAACCATTTAAATGAAATCTATTAAATAAATCAGAATCTTCTTTAGATTGAGGGGCAAATAATTCATCATGTCCCCCAATAGATAAAAAATCATCTTTATACATACACCAAGGAGCAAATATACCTTCTGTTATTCTTTCATTTTTTAGTAAATCACTTTTTTCATACCATTCTTCCATACTAAATTCATCAACTTCAATACCAAAGTTTCTTAATATTTTTTCAGGACCATCTGGATGTAGAGGTGGTTCTACTCTTGTTCCTGTTACTACTGTACCTTTTTTTAGATGTTTTAGGATGTTAATATCAAAATCTTTACAAGCAACCATATCTGCATGAAAAGCTATAATAATATCAGTACGAGCCATTTCAATACCTTTATCAAACATTCCTACAATCCCAATTCTTTCTGGTCCTGGGTTATGGTGTACTATTAGATCTTTATCATTTTGAGAATTAATCCATTCTTCAGTACCATCTGTACTAGCATCATTTAATACTAATATTTCATGTGTAGTATTTAAATTACGAATTGACTCATAGGCTAGTTGTAAAAATTCTAAATTATTTCTACTAGGTATTACAAAAGTTATCTTATCTGTCATATTTATTTATTTAATGAAATTATTCCCACCATTACCCAAGCTCTACTTAAATTAGTAGTTATGGTTGATCCCCATTGATAATCAATGTTTGGGTAATCTGTTTTTAAAGGTGCTTCTATAATTCCAAACCCACCTATTTCATCATTAGGAAAATTTCTTTTTAAAGCTTCTAAAAATTCTTCAGCACTGTATTCATATAAATGTGTTCCCCCATCATATACCCATTCTTCAGTTTTTCTTTGAGGTGTTGATATAACTAAAGTTTCTGATGTTACTTTTCTTATAGACTGTAAATATTCATCTAATCTTTCAGGAGGTAAATGTTCAAAAGTTTCAAGAGAAACACATACTTCAAATTCATTTTCTTTAAAATCTTTTTCTAAGTCAAATATATCACATACTGAAAAATTTGCTTTTGGAGATTGAAGTAAATTATTTGCTACTTCTACTGCGTGTTCATCTGTATCTATACCTACTACACTTTTAGCACCTAAAGATAATAATATCCCAGCCCCATAACCTTGTCCGGTTGCAGCATCTAATACTGTTTTACCTTTAGTCCAAGTATTAGCAAAGACATATCTATCAATAGAAGTAGAGGATGCAGGGTAAGTAAATCTATTAAAATCTTTAATGGCAGTATTATCTGATACTTTGACATTTTTTATTTGTTTATCTTGGCTCATATTTGTGTTTTTATGTAATCTAATAATTCTTTTTGGGGATTCCAACTTAATATTTCATTAGCTGTAGTATCTGTATTTAGAGTATGTCTTGCTTCTCCAGGTTTAGAAGGTTTGTATGTAGGTGTTATTTCCATCATTTTAGCTACTTCATTAACTGATATGTTTTTCCCACGACCCAATTCAAAGTCATAACCATAATGATTACCCTCCATGATTGCAATTAGGGCATTAACAATATCATCAACATGAGTAAAATCTCTACGCTGTTCTCCATCACCATAGATTTCACATTGTATGTTGTTTTTTATGTTGTTTAACCAACGACCTACCAATGTAGTATACCCACCCTCAGTTAATTGGTGAGGACCATATACATTGTAAAATCGAGTAGTTGTTGCTAATAAATTATAATGTTTAGTATATAACTCAATGATGTCCTCTCCTACATCCTTAGAAAAGGTATAAGGATTTTTAAATCTACCACTATGTTTTGAAGATGAACCAGCATATATTAAAGGGATATTTGCCTTTGAACACATTTCAACTATATTTAAAGTACCCATAGCATTAGTATTAAAGTAATTTTTAGGGTTTTCAAATGAAGGTTGTATTCTGGCAATTGCCGCCATATGAAATACAACATCGAACTTTTCCCAATAACTACTATCATTTTGTGGGAAATTAGTTATATCTAAATCAACATAAATCGCTCCCCCAATATGGTTATTTTTTAACCCAGTGTTATAATTATCAAAGGATACAACATTATGTCCATCTTTTAATAAACGTTTGATTAGGTTTGTTCCTATAAATCCTGCTCCTCCTGTTACTAATGCTTTCATATTTTAAAATTATTTTCGTGGTAGTAAATACTATAATAATCTTTAGCTTGTTTACTACATTCACTATAAAATTCGCTATTATTATTAAGTTCTTTTATTAATTCTTTAGCATGCCCCAAATCACCAACATTAACTGTGAGTTCAGGGTGACATAGCTCTTGGGTATCTAATCCCTTATAACCTATACAAGGAATACCCAAATAAGCACAATTTAGAGCAAACGTACCAGCAGCATGGGTTCTCATTAAATGCACTCCAATCTTAAATTCATTAAGTTTATGAATCCATTCTTTCCAGTTCATATATGGAAGTAAAGTCAATAACTGTTCTTCCCCTTCTTGTTTTCTACCCATTGTTGGTGCTGATACAACATCAAATTGACTGTTTGCTACCATATATGAATCAAAACCTCCATACCAATTTACAAAATTACCCCCAATAATAACTCCTTTTCTATTAACTATTTTTGTTTCTCCAATAGCTTCTTCAATCATAAGGGATCTCATTACTCTAACATCCTTATGTCCTGTTAATCCCCTATAGTATATTTTATCGGCTTTATTATGAACAAATATTATATCGGCTGATGTTAAAGCATTAAAGTAATTAATTTGATCATTTAAATTATAATCTTGAAAATACCAGTGGGGGCCTTCTTGCATTACAGCTACCTTACCACAATATTGCTTTAATCTTTTAAGATCAAATTGGGGGTTATTTTTTGGTATAATAGTAATTCCTAAATCATATTTTTTATCTGGAACATTATTAATGTTATAATGGTCGGCATTTAAAGCTACCATCCAGGCAAATTCAGTCCTCATATTATTATGATTACTAGGAATTTTACCATTAAAACCCATTTCTGTAAAAAATGCTATAGACATTCGTTTAATGTTTTAAATTTGAAATTCATTTTGCATAAATGTTCTAAAGATATTCTCATTTGCTGGTAATTATTTTCATTCCAAACATTATCATTCCAATCCCCAGCTATATGAGATTGAAACATTATCATATTGTTATTATGAACTTTAATATCTGTTATATCAATACCATCTGCTCCATAAAAGGTTTCACATAACCATTTATTATTACGATTATGTTCATAATGTACTGCCGAATATTTAAAATGTTTACCTAATTCCTTAATAGCAATAGGATTACCTAACCAACCAGGATTTCTCCACCCTTCTGGTTTATGTCCTACAGCTTCCCATTCTTTAAACATTAAATTAATTCTGTCCTTAGCTTTTTTTTCTGTATTTAACTCCCAAAATTCACATTCACCAATCCCTTCATTTTCACATTCATGGTAATGCCCATGAGCAGCTAATTCAAAATATTTTTTTGATTTTAACCAATTAACCCAATCTTTATGCTTTGATAGTGGAGCTTGTTTGTGATAATTAGAAGGAATAAATAGTGTAAATTTAGCACCAAATTCTCTATGTAGGTCTTCTAAGTAAGACATCTGAATATCACCTTCAGCCCCCCAACCTTTTAATGGGTTAATATCATCAATTGATATAGTTATGTTTAATTTATCCTTCAATATTATTAAAGTATTGTAAATCTATTAGTTGTGATTTTAAATTAGGGGTTTTAATATTACCTTTTAAACATTTATCTATTACAGGTTCATTAACTGGGTTAATATTAATATCATATCGACTATATACTTCTTTTAAGGTTAATAGTAATTTATATTTAGAAACCCGTTCACCTTCTAATATAGTTTCTATTTGTTGTGTACCCCAATTAGCCATTAAAAAGGTGCAATGTTTAGCCCACGTTAAAGTGGTATTTCCATTCCAATAACATTCTGAATAGCCATTTATTGTTCCATTTTGAGATAAAAACCATTCCATTAAACTTGCTTTTGTGTTAAGTTCAGGACCTAAAATAGAAGTTTTAATTATTTTAGTATTTTTACTTGATGATTTAATCCATTCTGCTGCTATTCTTTTAGAATTACCATAATCATCATTATCTATTTCACAATCAGTACCAGGGTGTATAATTTTACAATCAGCATTTTCATCTAACCATTGAGGTAACTCCCAATTAATATCAAATTGGTTTGTTCTTTGATGTATTGCTCCTATACAATTAATAATAAATTCTCCGTTAAATTCTTTAATAGATTCTTTAAATTTAGGTGAAGGCCACCTTTTATCTATTGTTACAAATTCACTATAAGGATTATTATATTTTAGATACTTTAGTACCATATGTCCTAACATCCCTTTATGTCCTAATACTAATACTTTCATGGTTTAAAATAATTATAGATTTTCAGTATATTTTTTAATTCATCTTTAGACATACATACAACATCACTAGTAAATTCACGGCTATCCCATTTTTCCTGTATTTCTTTATAATGCATATAATAAGTGTTATCAGATGAGTTATAATATGTTCTTGGTAGTTCTTCTTTTGAAATCATCATTTCATGAAGTTTCTCTGATATACGGGGAGTTCCTAATATATACTCTAAATTAAATTCTTCATTATATATTTCAAATAAGTCTTTTATTTTAAATGATTTTAAATTAGGGATTACATTATATCCTGTAACTTTCAATCCCTGTTCAATTAAATTCATAGCTCCTTCTATATCAATTACAAAACGTGTCATTTGTTCTGAATATAAAGTTAATGAGTATTTTTTATTAATTGAATCCCAAATTAATGGTATAATACTACCAGTAGAATTAATAACATTACCGTATATCGCTGTAGATAAACGCACATTAGAATTTTCTGCATTCACTATAAATGACTCACCAGCTACAAATTTCATTGCGCCATATAATGTAGTTGCCGCTCTTGATTTATCTGAAGATATAAAGCATGCTGCTTCAAAATTATTATCTTCTGCTGCTCTTCTAGAATTAATGGCACCATCTACAAGAACTTTAACTGATTCTTCAACATTTTGATCCACAGCTTCTATTTGTTTTAAAGAAGCGGCAAATATTCCTATATCATGTCCAAAAGCAGAACGGGTTAATAAATCGTAATTACGAATATCTCCTATTATACATTTGATATTAGGAAATTCTTTTTTTAAATAATAATGTTTTGCTTCATCTCTGGAGTAGACAGTAATTTCATTATCATTATAATAACGTTTAACTAAGTTTTTACCTAAATATCCTGCTCCACCAGTAATGAATATTTTTTTTCCTTTTATCATAATGTATTGTAGTAAGCGTTTTGTTTTTCTTGACGATCAATTGTTTTAGGGTGATATAAAGATAGTTGCTCAGTTGAAGGGATAGGGGCATATGTTTTAAAACCCTCTAAAACCTCATGTACTTTATTTTTCCATTTAATTTCAGGTTTATTTTTCCATATACGCCATTGGTAATCAGGATAATTTACCCATCCTTTATCATTAACATTCCAACCCCATTTTTTAATATGTTCATCAGTTATTCCTTCAACTGTATTTATTCTAGGAACTAAATATACTTCGTTATCAGGATTATTACCTAATATCTCTGGGAGGTAACCTAATAATACTTGATGAGGAATTTCATCAGCATCTATTTGGAATATGTAATCTCCTGAACAATATTCTGTTAACTGGTTTTTCCAGTCAGCAAAATGACCATTAAAATCAAATCCTCTCCATGTTTGTACATTAGGCAATTTATTAAATTTTAATAAATAACTTAATACTTCAGGATCACCATTTTTACTATCATACAAAATAACTATTTCGTCCTTTATTCTTTTATTTTCTAACAGAAAGGGAATAAGTTTCTGTATTTCAAGAAACTCATTACATACTGTTATCGCATAACTTATCTTCATATCTATTCTGGTAATAACCCAATATACGAAAGAGCATCCATAAAATCACGTTCTTTAAAATATTTTATAGTAGTCATATCGGCTCTATATTTTTCACCTTTATATTTTTCTTGTTCTTCTTTTGGTATTTCAATAGCTTTTACTGCACCCCAACTCCAATTTTCTATATCAGCCCCTGAGGCAAATACCATTCCATTTTCTTTAACATTAACAATATTGGGTAACCATATTAATTTAGTTTCAGGGTCAACCCATGCTAAATCCTTATAGATTTCAGGTAAAACACTTACTTGCTCTTCATAAAATTCAGAACCTTCTAACATTAAAGTATTAGTATGAAACCCACATGATAAACTATAATAATTAGTAATATCTTTATTTATTTCCGTTTTATAACATAAATCACCACCGGATTTAGGGCAATCTATTATTTTATCAAAATTCATATTAATTTAATTTTTTCATTTTAGGTAAATTTAATTTAGGAAGAGATAGTTCTACTTGTTTTGGTAAACCAGATGTTGCCTTATCAAGACTAATATCAACTAATTTATACATTTCTTCCCAACTAAAGTTAGTTTTAACATAATGTTTTTGTTGTTTTCCTTTAACACTAAATGATTTATATTTTTTAAATACGTCTTTAAAAGAAGATCTTAAATGACTACCACTAACTTGAAACCATTGACTTTCTTGTATTAACCAATTATTTGCGGCACTAGGGTGAACATTTTCTAAGGATCCAGGGAGTAAAGTAACATATTGAGGATTTAAAAAATCTAAATGACCTGACCACCCAGAGGCAATTATTGGTTTACCAATAGCTGAAAATTCTAGTAGAGGTCGACCAAATCCTTCACCTTTAGTAGTAGTTACCATTCCCTTAACTTTAGGATTATTATACAACTCATTCATTTCATAGTCACTAAACTCCCCATTTATTAGATATATATTAGGTAAATCTTTAGAATTGATTGTTTTTTTAATATTCCTAATTCTATCCAAGATTTCTTCTCTACTCATATAAGAGGAAGTACCAACAGAGGCTTTTAGAATTAATGCTGGTTTTTGTTTTTGATTTTTAAAGGTATCAAAAAATTCTTTAACTAAAACCCCTACATTTTTTCTATCATGACCATGTTCGCCATTCATCCAATGTCCTACAAATAAATAACAAAATGATTCTTTTATATCTGATAAATCGAATGTTTTTAATTCATTAGTTTTTAATGGTTTGTATATATCTAAATTAACTCCTTCAAATATGACTTCTATAGGTTTATTTAATACTATACTTTGACCCGTACTTTTATTTGTTCTCTTATCTATTTTATCAAAACGAGAAGATTCAAATACCTTTTTAGCATGATTTGATGAAACCCAATTCATATCCATTCTATTTAAACCTTCAACCCACTCCCCTTTACAGGCTGTTGATTCAATTCCTGCAGTACATCCTATATTAAATTTTCCTATAGGTTGAAATTCATTAGGTATAGTTATTTGCATCCAAATATCAGGTTTTTCTACTTGGTTCCAATCTGGTTTTGCTAAATGTTGTATCAAAAAAGCCCATTCAGGGTTTTCTTTACAAAAACCCCATGAAGTTTCCCCCCATTTTTGGGATAATAATTCAACTTTATATTTATTAGTTTTAATAATAGCTTTTACTATATCTCTACTACGTGCTCCATAACCCGAATAGGTATCAAATGGGCAACTTATTACAAAACGTGGCTTATTCATTAATATATAATTTTATGGTTTAAAAATTTACCTTTATACTCTGTGGCATTAATTACTTCATATTTTTCTCTAGGTTCCCAAATTTCAAATAATTCATCAAAAGCATTAATTACTTTTTCTCCTTGATGTTCAGAAGTAAACCCGGCTTCATCACTTATAGCCCATTCTCTACCCTTCAATCCTCTTTGTTTTAGATTTTCTCTACCTAATTCATAACACTCAATAATTCTTTTAGTAGCATCTTCAAAATTACATCTATCATCATAAATGTAAGGAGTAGGAGGAGAACCCTGAATTGATCTAGAGGTTGGATAAACTGGAAAAGCCCACTCACCATGATTTTTGTATGTACCTCTATGGTTAGAAGGAACATCAGCATCGGGTTCAAACCATTTTCCTTTATCATCAGTAAATCTCATTTGATCTTGCATTCCACCTGTAGTATTAGCTATAATTGGTGTACCTGCTAATATTGCTTCTGTAATTGTTAACCCCCAACCTTCATTGGATGTTAATAATATTTGTACATCAGCTATATTATATAGATAGTTTAATTGAGTTTCTGTGAATTTACGATCTAAAATTATATAACTATTTTCATAATCTTCACCTAATATATAATCACATACTTTGTGTAAATTAGTACCAGCATCTGTAATTTTTTCAGATTTTATTACAAAACGACATTTATCTGCCTTTTCTTTAGGTAAAGAATCTAAAAACAATCTATAAGCCATTATAGTATCAGGGATTTGCTTTCTCCTTATATTTCTTGAATTAAAATATAATACAAAATCTACTTGTTGATTAGGAAATAATTGTTTTCTAAACCCCATTAGATCAGGATTTGTATCTTCTACAGGGGTATATATATTTTGGTTTTTACCGTGTGGTAAATACTTGAATATTGTATTTTTTTCTGATCCTTTTAATACTAATTTATTGATATTAACTGTTTGTTTTGAAATACCCATTAATAAATCACAAGCTTCATAATAAGGTTTATTATACATTGGAGCAGGATAATCATCCCAAATATTTAGGTAAGTAATAGGAATTTTCTTTCTAATTTCTTGTTCCATATTCCAAATATGCATAAAATATCTTGGATCAGTAAACAACATTACAGCATCAGGGTTTTCACGTGCTATAATTTCTCTAACAGCGGTTGAATCTCCATACCCATCTACTGGGTATAATATAGTACTTGCGTCTGTTAGACCTACAGCTTCATTAGTTGACTTAGATAAATCTAAAATTTTTCCTTTATCTGGGTGTTTTATTGATCCAGCTATTTGTACCCAATTAAAATGTTGGGAAGTATGGAGCACTATTTCTTTTGCTATAGTTGCTACACCGGAATGGACTCTAATATCATCACATATTAGAAGTATTTTTTTTCTTTTATCCTTAGGAAGATACTTAAAGTCTTTATTCATTGTCTTTTATTTCGAGATTAATTTGATTAGTAATTTGTTTACGGAAACTTTCATCTGTGAGATACAAAAACAAAGCACGGTCTGCAAGTTTTTGGAAAGAAAATTTACGTTTTACACATTCAATTTTAAAATTCTCGAATAAATCGCTTTTGACTTTAACACTAGTTAGTGTCATTTGTTTTTTATTTGTCATAGTCTTTATTTATTAAAACATTATTTATATATATATACGTATGTGTGAACTTACGAAAAATGTTCTTTGGCTCCACATAATTCTTTATCTTCTCCATAAGGGCAAAAATTACAATTCCATTTAGAGGGAGATTTTGGGTAATCTGATTCTTTTATTTTACCGCTTGAATTAAAACATTCATTAATAAAATCATTAATAGCATTTTTTGCTCTACCTAGTTTAATTTTACCACTAGGTGGAGAAAATTGTTGTACCCTATAAGCTTGATAGGGTGACATAAGTTTTTCATCATCCGGATCTAATACTTTTCTTTTAAGAATGAAAAATTCAATCTCAATTTTATCTAAAGGTATCCCATATTGCTCTGAGAAATATTGTTTGTATAGTAGTAATTGGAATTGTTTATTTTCATCCTTTTTAGCATAATCATTCCAACCACCAGTACTTGTTTTTATGTCAATTATTTTGAATGTCTCTGTTGCTTCATGGTATGTGACAACATCAAGATACCCCATGTATAATACGTTATTTAACATTTTATTTGGTGCTACTACAATAGGTATTTCACAACCAACTAAATAGGTACCTTTTTTGCTAAAATATCTGCTACGTTTTTTCTTAAACCATTCTAAAATAGCAACCCCATCTTCAAAAAACTCTCTCATTTCAACAGCATCAGAAAAATGAGAACCATTATTCTTTTTATACTGTACTTCGTATTCACTTATATACCTACCTTGAAAATCTTCTTTTAAATCTATATTTCTATCGGCTGCAGCAAATGATTTTTCATAAGCATAATCTAAATAATATTGCATTGATTCATGCATAGCGGTTCCAAATACAGTATGGATAGAAGACGTAAATCGTTTAATTTTATCTTTGTACTGAAGTTTCCATCTATGAGGACATCCTCTAAATATGGACATCTGAGAATATGATATATTCTTTTGATATGCATAATTAATAAGTGGTGGGGGATTATTTCTAATCTCTTTTACTATTTTAGGTAATTTTTTTGCCAAACTATTTTTTCCATTTATTTCGACCTACTAAAAGACCGATTATTCCATAATTGGCTATATCAATAAATGTATCTTGCATACCTTCACCTTCAACAAATGATCTACCATTAATCAATAAATTTTTTAAACGTGATATTTTGTCAGTTAATCTAATACATAACCCAGTTAGTGAAAATTGTTTATCATCGCTGTTATTAACGATATCTCCACCTAAAGCAATATTATTTAACCCATAGTCCATATGTTTAGCCGCAAACATTTCATACATTTCTTTTTGAATTTGTTTAAATTCTTTAGATAATTCTGGGTATTCTTTTTCAAATACTTTTATTGTTAATTTTGATGAATTACCTGATTTAGCACTCATAATTTCTCTATCACTCATAACTTTTTCTATTTCTTGGGCATTACTTTGGAAATGTCCTGTACCAATTTTATTTTCTAGCTTATCCATATAAGCTTTAATGGAATCACCCATTGATTTGTGCTTTAGGATCAAAATATTGCCCCAATGCATTCAATTTATCATCTGCATCTACTAGCATGATAAGTGCTTCTTCGGCATTTTTATAAAAATCTTCTGTGGAATGGTCTCCAATTCCTACTGCTTTATTACCTAATAATTCAAGTGATAATAATGCTTTAGCTTTATCTGCTTCAGCAGATGTTTTTAACATATTGTATAATTCTTTTGTCATTTTAATAAAGGTTTTATTTCTTTTTTATTTAATCCTCTGTTGGTTAATATACGACTAATTTCTGTGGTAGCCAATATATTTATATATTCTTTTGCTTCTTTACTTGAACATTGAAAATAATCTTTAATATGGTCTGTTAAATCTTTATTAGGTTGTTTTACCTTAGATTTAACATATTTACTCCATTTATTATTTTTAGGGATAAACTCTCTATATATATTATAAATCATTCTTTTTTCCTGTGGAGGAAAATCTTGAACATAATTTACAATTTCTAGATAATCAGGATTCATAGATAAAAACCTATGTATCATATAACTATTCCAAACCTCCCAGTCTTTATCTGTAAAAGATTCAACTGGGGGTTTGGTGTTATTAATTGCTTTTAACCAATCAAAGATGTTTTTCATTAAAGGATATAATCTTTATATTCTTCTCTTAGTTCTTTTGGAACCGAGGATTCTAAAATTTTCTTAGTTGAAGGATCATAAAAAACTGGAATTGGGAGTAAAGCATCCTCATCTGTACCCATTACAAATTTAGACACTGTTCTTAATAGTACTCCTTGTTTAAATAAAATACCCCCATCAAAATTTTCAATGGATGTTGTGTTTTTTAAATCAATAGGTGGACCTTGTTGTTGCTGTTGCATAATTATTTATATTTTATTAAAGTTTGAATTAATGACATTATATTTATTTCCTTGTCAATACGGAAATTTGCTTTATATTGGTGTTCGTTTATTGCTAGTACTGCTGTACCTTCTTTATCTTTATAATATTCAGATGAACGATCATAAAGTGCTCTAAATAATTCATCGAAATCATCTACATTAGCATCTGCTATTATTTGGCGTATATTATTAAATGATGATACTTTATTACCTTTAGATAATTCAGTAATTACTTTATCTATATAATTAGATGATACTAATATTGAATGGTCTAATTTTAATGTATTATCTTGTGTAGATAACTGTATAGTATTAATACATTTACGTAAATCGGGATAATATTGATTAACTAAAGGTACTAAATCATTTATATCATGTTCAATAGACTCTTGTTGTAGTATCCAATTTAAATGTTTAGCAACATCTTTTTTAGTTGGAGGTACAATTTTAAGTACTTGACATCTAGATTGTAAAGGATCAATGATACGCTCTACAAAATTACAAGTCATAATAAAACGCGTCGTACGAGAGAAAGTTTCGATGATATTACGGAGTGAAGCTTGCGCTTGGATAGTAAGAAAATCAGCTTCATCCAAAATGACCACTTTAAGTGGTTTAAAAGAAGCAACGCTTGCAAATCCTTGCACTTTATCACGAATCGTTTCAATACCTCTTTCATCCGAGGCGTTAATATAAAGATGATCGCAATCAAGATTTTGAACACAAAGTTTTGCCAAAGTAGTTTTTCCTGTACCAGCTGGTCCATAAAATATTAAGTTTTGAATATCATTTTGTTCTAAATATTTAGAAATTGATTTTTTAATATTTTCATTCCCAACATAAGTTTCTAACTTAGATGGTCTATATTTTTCTACTAATAAACTATTCTCCGTATTCACCATATATTGAATATTTCTTTTCTGGTTCAGGTATTACTTCTGTTTCTGTTGAATCAATTGCATATAAACTACTTTTTAATGGTTCTAATCTGTAATGACCTTTAAATCCTGTTTTAATCATGTAGGCTTCTAAAGTATCAGTTAATGTTTTGTGTGTAGGACCATCAGGTTCATTTGCAACTAATCTCCATTTATCGCCCGGAGGTACTCTCCGAGCGATTAGGATATTTTTTTCTTCAATCTTTGTAGCCATAATATACGAAACTATTTTGACTCAGCCACAGATGCTTTTTTATAATCTGTAATTACTCGTTTAATAGCTTGTGCTGCTTTTCTAGCTCGTGCTTGACTTGCTTTAGTTGTCCCATCGTTGTTTTCTGCTAAGGTATTAAAGTTTTCTTCAATTACCTCAAAAATTTCTTGTTTTGTCATTTTTTATTATTTATTAATTATTAATTTACATCATACCCATCATTGGGTCCATTTGTTGTTGTTTATTATCATCACTGGGTTCATCAACTACAGTACATTCTGTTAATAAAACAGTACCTGCTACTGATGCTGCATTTTGTAGTGCTGTTCTAGCTACTTTAGTTGGGTCGATAATACCTGCTGTTTTCATATTAACAGTTTGTTCTGTTTTAATATCATACCCAGCCCAAAAATCATCTCCGGAATTAACTAAATTATCAGCTAAAATTTGCCCTTTAACTTCATCAAATCCAGCATTAACAAGAATTTGGTTAAATGGTTTAGCACATGCTGATATTACAATTTGTGCGCCTGTTGTTTTAGCTTCTAAACCAGAGGAAGCATATAGTAATGCAGTTCCACCTCCAGGTACTATTCCTTCCTCAATAGCTGCTTTTGTTGCATGTAAAGCATCATCAACTCTATCTTTCTTTTCCCTCATTTCAGTTTCAGTGTTTCCACCTACATGAATGATAGCTACTCCTCCTGTGAATTTCGCCAACCTTTCTTGAAGTTTTTCGATTTCGAACGGTGTTGTTGCTTTATCGATTTGTTGTTGTAATTCTTCAATACGTGCTTCAATTTGTTCAATTCCTCCTTTTCCATCTACAATTGTTGTTTGTTCTTTTTCTACAGTTACAGTACGAGCTTCACCAAACCATTCCCATGAAAATTTATCAAGCTTCATTCCTTTTTGTTTATCAAAAACAATTCCACCTGTTGTAACTGCTATATCTTCTAAAGCTAATTTACGTCTATCTCCAAAATCCGGGGCTTTAACCGCACATACACTTAATGTTCCTCTCATTTTATTAACTATCAAAGTAGCTAAAGCTTCATTATCTATATCTTCAGCAATAATTAATAAAGATCTTGCCTGAGCTCCTACTGCTTCTAAAATGGGCAATAATTCCTTTACCTGTGTTAATTTTTGATCAGCAATTAGAATAAGTGGGTTATCTAAGGTTGATGTCATACTGTTGTTATCTGTAACAAAATATGGAGATTTAAAACCTCTATCAAATTGCAATCCTTCAACAGTTTCAAGATAAGTTTCACCCGTACGAGATTCTTCAATATGAACTACTCCTTCCATTCCTACTTTATCAATAGCAGTTGCTATTAATTTTCCAGTTTCTGGGTCATTATTTGCAGAAATGGATGCGATTTGTTCTAATTGTTCTTCACCTGAGATTTCTTCAGATATTTTATTTTTTAAATTAGAAATTACTAATTTTACTGTAGCGTCAATATCTCTTTTAATTTGTACCGCATTTTCACTATTATTTAAAGCATTTAATCCTGCTTTTACCATTTCACGTGCTAGTAAAGTAGAAGTTGTAGTACCATCTCCTGCTTTTTCTGCGGTTTGAATTGCTGCTTGCTTTACTAATTGTACTCCTAATTCTTGTTCTGGTTCTGATAATGTAATTGATTTTGCAACTGTAACACCATCTTTTGTTGATTGTGGTGAGCCATTATTTGCAATAACTACATTTCTTCCATTTGGTCCTAAAGTTGATACTACAGCATCAGCTAATATATCTATACCTTTTACTAAATTTTCTCTAGCTGTTTTTCCTAATGTAACTTGTTTACTCATTTGATAAATCTGTTAAGTGGTTAATTTCTTCTTTTGTGACTTGTGTTTGTGCTAATACTTCTTCTATAGGAGTATTTACTTTAGCTAAAATTTGGTTTTCAGGACCTACATAATACTCATCCCCATTATAAGGTAATTTTGTAAATCCTTGGGTAGGTAAGACAACAATATCTCCTACTTTACTAATAGTAGGAACAAATTCCCCCATTAATGTTTTTTGACCCGGGCCAACGGATACAACTTTACCTGTTTGGTTTTTTTCACTTCCCAAATCAGGTACAATAATTGAACCATAAGTACTTTCTTCGGCTTCAATTGGTTTTACAATGACTGCATTAAATAACGCTTCTAATTCCATCTGTATAATTTTTAATTTGATTACTAATTGATTTATAATTGTTAATATATTCTTCTAAATTATCAAAATTTTCTACATCTGCCTTTAAATTAGCTATTTTTTGTAAAGCTTGTTCAAAATTAGCATAGTAATATAATGATTTTTCATAGGTTTTTGCCTTACCTTTAGCCCTGAAATGGGAAGCATCAGATGTCACATTTTGTTTTACAGTATAGCTGTATTCATCTTTAGTAATAAAGAAGGGTTCAAGCAAAGGGTCGGTAATAGTCTGAATAGACTTTCTTTTTGTTGTCATATAACTTATTTATTTAGACGTGAATATACGAATAATATTGCGCTAGGACACGCGTTTTTGGTAAAACTTTTATTTTATTTTAATTGTTTTTGCTTTTTTAGATTCCGCAATTGGAATAAATAGGTGAAGCAAACCATCTTTCATTTCTGCTTCTAATTTCTCTAGTTCGAATTTAGCTGCTACTTTATAACCTAAGTTAAAAGATCGTTTAGCTAATCCTTTATAGATGTAGCCACTATAATCAAATTCTTCTTCATTAGGTTTATCATAGATAATCTTTAAAAGATCTCCATCAATTTCTAGTTGAATATCTTTTTTAGTTAGACCAGTACAAGCAACTTCAAAATGAAGTCCTTCATCGTCATAAAAAATATCTAGTGGGTGGGGTTGTTTGTTTTCAAACGTTGTTGGTTGAAAAACTCCGTCTGCCTTAAATAGGTTACGGAATAGTAAGTCGAACTTTGATTGTTCGTTGAATAATGTACTCATATCATTTGGTTTTGTGAGGCCGAAGCTCTCGGTTAATTTAATTTAAACATAACAACGCGCCCTAGCTGCAATTTTATGTTCCATTATACATATGTGATTATTCATTTCTAGCGATGAAATATTCACTTTCTGTTTCTGATGTTTTAAAATTTGCTTTTAACATTCCTACTTCTGATATTTTTAGTGTACCACTTTCCATATCTTTATTAGCATTTAATATATCTTTAAATATATCTGAGTCGAATGGGATTTGAATATCTCCTTTAGTAATATTACCTCTAAGTTGATAAGTAATTTTATTTGAAAAGCCAGTATTATCACCAAATATAATTTCACATATATTCTCACCATCAAAATCTGTTGTTGTAGTAATTAACATATTGTTCACATCAGCTAAAGCACTTTTTGCTTTAATTAAATGTGTAATATCTTCACTAGTTAAATCAATCTGTATTTCAAATTCTTCAGGATCCTCATAATAAGTATTTTTACCTAAAATTAGAATATCAGCTAATGAATATGTTAAATCAAAATTTAAATCAGCTATATTCATTTTAGTATAAACTGCTTTAATTTTTTCAAGTGAAATACTTAATTCACCGTTAGTAATAGAAAGTAATTTACTAAGTTTATGAGTATCAAATACACCTAATTCTGCATCTTCAAGGTTAAAGTTATTATGTACTACTTTACATACTCTACCATTATCTCCAGCATAAACCGTTAGTTGATTATCTTTAATACGCCATTTTACTTGATTATTTAATCCGTTTAAATAATATTTTGAAATAACTGATGTTAGTGTTGCTTTATTTACCATAGTTGTAATATATGAAATTTATTTTATATCTCAAAGGATGCTAATGCATTTGTGTAAGGGTTTAAATCTAATGACCATTGGAGATCCGAGAAAAATCCTTCTAATTTATTTAATAATATTGAATCGAATACTTTTTGTCTGTCAGCATAAGCATTTAAAAAGTCATTAATTTTTTCTGGTACATCAAAGTCCTGAAACGCTAATGCTTCTATTTTATAAGGATTATCTTTACAATAAATCCATTTTACTTTATCTGCTTGGGTAATTAAATTATGTTTTTTATCTAATTGCCATAATCTTAACAGATCATTATAACGAATTGTAGCACGTACAGGTGCAGGGGCTCCTTTAAGTATTTCTGTAAACATTTCTCCTGCTCTAGTATTTTTACCTGAATACTTTTCTAGTTTTTTAATTGCTGAAGGGTTACCTAATTTAGTAAGTGGTATTGTACCATCTAGTATTTGTTTTTTAAATACTTTAATTTGATCTAAAATACTAGCTTTTTCTTCACCCTTTAATACTTGTTGTAAAATATCATTAAAAAATGATCCTAAAATAGGTGGAAAATTTGCTTTCATAAATTCTAAACCCTTAATATCCAAAGATTCTTTAGCAATTCCTTCTTGTTTAGTGATCCATTGAGCATAACGACGAGTTGCTCTAAAATAAGCTGAACGAATAACACACTCAGTTTTCATTTCAAGTCTATGTTCTGTTACATTGAAACATTCTTTAGCTAATCTATCATAATCCTCATTAATTACGTCCTGATACTTCATTGCTACTTTTTCTAAAATATCATCTTTTTCTTCTGCTGATAGTTCTTCGAAATTAGGATGTAATTTGAGAAGTAAGGGTTCAGCATTAAAGTAATTAGAGTCTGTATCTACATAAGCACAATAATTCTCATCCCCTTCATCACAAATCCACCAAGGTGTTTCTTCTAAATGTTTCATTAATATTCTTTATACGATTTTTCCTCTACTAAACCTGATGATGTCATTAAATTAATAATTTTTTTAACTTCACATCTTTTATCATTGGTAATATAAACAGAACGAGCCAACTCTACAAACTCCTTATCAAATCTCTTTTCACGTTCACAATCTCTAATCCAATCTTCTATATTCCAAAGTTCACCATTAATTTTTGCTAATTCAAGATAATGATTTTGTAATTGACCATCATACTTTTCAAATAATTCTACAACTAAAGGGTTTAGTGTGTCAAATTCTTTTTGAATGTTTACTAACTTTTCTTCATCCTCAATTTTAAGTAATTTTAACTCTAAAATTGAAATTTTGTCTAATAATTCTCCATTTGATACTTCTACTAACATATATTTATTTTTTAAAATGTTCTTTCACCTGGTAAGGGTGGTACTGTTATTGGTTTGTTTCCATTAGAATCTAAATCACTTCTTTCGATTAGTTCTACTTTATATTTTATTCCTGCTACTTTAAAAGTTCCTCCTTGTTTAAGCATTTTTCTAAAAAAGTTTTCTTGGATTTCACTCCATTCTTTACTTCTAGTTATAAGCTCATCTTTAGAAATGGGTTCTCCATTTACCGTGATTACTTGGTTTTTCCTAATAGATTGTTTTTTTAATGTCATATTTCTAATTTTATTTCTTCACGCATAACTTTATTCATATGGCGGTTTGCACATAAAGCCGATTCTTGTATTATTCTGTGTCCACTTAAGGTGATTGCTTCACTTAAGGTTTGAAAGTTCATACCATATCTAAATGAAGGTAATGCTGTAGCCCCATATAAACTGTTAAGTAGAATTTTCATTGTGTATTGCATTAAATAGTTATATTCACCTAATTCCTTATCTCCTGCCTTATAAGCCTTTTTCATGCGGTTTTTATAAACAACTCGTTCTTCAAACCATTTCTTTAGAATAGTAGATAAAACTGATTCTTTATCTGTTCTAAACATTGAACCATTAGCTGCTACTGCCAAGTTATTTTGTTCAATCATAGCTATTAATCTACCAACATTTACACTAGTTTGTTGTCGTTTTTTATTTTCAACTAGTAATTCTTCTTCAGGATCACGTTCTTTTAAATCGTTAAGACCCAGTCTATTATTACGGTCATCAGCATCTACAATACGCCCCACAAATGTTTCCTTACCTATGTTTATAGACATTATTATAGATGGATATAGCGAAGTTAAATCTTCATCAAACATATACTTATATAACCCTGCTTTAGGGCAAAAAAGATACCCTCCTGCATAACTATCTTTCTTTTGGGGGAATGGTTCTTTTGGGGGTGGTACTATGTCTTGGGAGAGTAAATAGGCTGAAATAGCACCATCTTGGGATATACTATTAGCATATACTTCACTATAATTATGTTTTCCCTTATGAGATAAATTTTTAGTTAAAGCTAAATATTGTAATTTTTCATCTAATTTTTGTAAGATTTCAACATCAACAAAGTTATACTGAATGAATTTATGGATATCTGTTTCAAATAATTGATCTAGGTTTCCTTCATATTCAACTTTATTCATACCTACATATTTGGCTCCAATTGCATCTAATTTCCAACTAGGTTCATCTTTCCAACTATATTTTTTATGTAAACGAATGTAATCTAAAGATTCAATACCTACAATATCTACATATTGGTTTTGTTTAAAGAAGTATTTGTTGTTTTTCTTAGAAACTACTTTACCAATAGGAGATAAATGATCAGCCCAATCTTTACCTATGGTTCTACACATTCTGTAATATAAATAAGGTATATCAAAATAATCTGAATTGTATCCTACTAAAATATCAGGATCCATTTCTCTTATTGCTTCAACAAACTTAGCTAATAATTCATTTTCTGTAGTACAAGGGATAATTTCTTTATTTTTATTTTTGCCTGTTTTAGTGTGTGCTAATTGACTTTTTTTATCTAAAATAAGAATAGACCAATAGTCTTTTTGTTTGTCCCACCAAGCAATAGAAGTAATGGGCATAGGAGCATCTTCAATATATTCTTCAGTTAATGCTCCTCCTATTTCACACTCAATATCAAAAAAAACTTCTCTATGTCCCTTAGAAGGAACATCATTTACACCATAACGCTCAACTAAAAACTTTTGGTGGGGTTTCATATCATGAAAATGTAAATTAGGAGTATTTTTAGCACTATAATCAGGGTTTTTAGAATAAAACCACTTAGATATAGGTTTTAGGAATTCACCATTTAACCCCTTATGTGTATGTTCTTCTTCAGTACACTCCTGGTATACTACATTTCTATAGGGTACTATTTGATGACCACCATCTTCTTCCCATAGATGCATTTCAAAATAATTATCTCCTAATTTTTTACCTTGATAACACTTTTTATACATTATATAACTTTTATTTGGGTGAATATACAAAGGCTCCCTACGGGAGCCTAAGTTTTTTACAGATATTCTTTCTTTAATTCTTCTTGTGTAAAGAATTGTTTTAAATCAGGTCTATAGTAATTAATAGACTTCATTACTTTACGATCACGTGTTCTATATACTACGAATCGGTCTTCGATCTGTTCAAAGTGACATGGCTCAGCTTGTTCTTTAGAGCGGATGGTGACAGTCTCCATGGCTTCTTCTTTAGTGCTACAAGACTTCGACATATTGCTTCCTTGTACTTCTTGATATGCAGGCCATATCTTATCTTTAAGGCCGTGTAACATAGTACCGTTCCCAAGGGAAACATAAGCAATATCACACAAAGCATCCAAAACTTCCACGATGTCTCCGTTTTCGCAAGCCTGTCTATATTCTTCCAATTCTTCAAGTACAAAG